ACCCCATCAGTGGTATACTTAATCTTACCATCGGGAGTGTACCCAAAACATTTATTCCTCAGCTGCTGCTTAAGCAGAAATCCCAATTGACGCTTCCTCCTCTCTGTTGGATAGCAATCAAGATATACCTCATGTTCAGCCTGCAAAGCCTCGGTGCTGCAATGTTGGTCGAATCGACTAGCATCTAAACCAATAGCAACCGGGTTACTGAACATGGACCATTTTTCGAACATACACTTTGCTGAAGCCTCAGCGTTCATACCTTTAAAGACAGTTTTGTGACCAAACAGCTGTCCAATAGCCTTGAAGATTCTCTCCTCGAGTGGGCGCAGGAAACGACCCAACTCTACATTGTACCTCGGGTTGCGTGGGGACACAACTCTAGGTACTGGATCCGTTTTGGTGGTATGATCGGTCTTCTCATACTTAACGAACGGCGTGATAAAAGCATCTTTTGCTGTCAAGTTGCCAGTGCAAAGCAACGATTCAGCGGCGTTCTGGTAAACCCTCTTCTTGCGGCCCCTGAACGTTTCGACAAAATCAAAACGACTCAAAGGGGCGGTCTTAGGTAGGAATTTACGCAAACGTCCCATGCTCTCTGATAGAGTAGCACGGAAATATCCTTTATCAGGCCTCGGAGGGGGAACAAACTCGCCTTTCTTGTTTTTAACATAAAAGACACGCTCCTTCACCGCCCGCTCCAGGGTGTTTATATCATTATTAAAGCCAAGCAGTTGGACCGGGGGAGAGATCCCGGATACCCTAACCATCTGCCTAACCTTCACGTGTCCCAATGTTTTAAGTGCACTCAGAGCGGAGTGGGGGGGACTTGCAGAAATATTGCAACCCACACCGTGCACTAACACAGGGCACCCTCAGCCACTACTAGGCGTGGTGCCTGCAAAAGGCCACCACGTCCAGCTTGAGGCTGAAGCACGCAACCGTCGCCCATGGGCATCGGTTGAGCAGTGATCATACATCTCACGTTTGGCGGAAGAAGCATAGAAACTAAGATCTAACGCTACATCAATAATAGCACTCAAATCTTTTTTCCTCAGGTCCTTATACTCTTCCATGCGGTCCCGCATCCACTTCCTTGTAATGAGCAAGTTGGCTTCAGACTTGGGGCGACCACTTCCAAACTTAAACGCCGCATCATATGCAAGCGCACACGCTAATGGTTGTTGTGAGGGTTTTGACCTCCTTCGCTTCGTCAAGCTAGGAGGGGCGTTAGGTACCAATAACTGGTTCGAACCTAACAAAGCAGAGACTCTGTCCGAGAGTGTGGGGCCAGATGTGCAAGGCGGGGATTGTGGTGGGCTCGGAAGAGCCAACACATCATCCACACCAACAACAGGTGGCTCAAACATCTCAGGGCGTAACAACTCATCCAAATCTTCCTCATGTGCATCAAAGGCAGCAATCAATCTCTTGGCTGCGGCCTCCTTCACACGATTCAGATAAATGAAAAGAAGTTTGACGAAAACGGTTGACAAGGCCACAAGGGCCAAGAGCAGCAGAATCAAAACAAACATGCACGTTTACTGGAAGTTACAATTTATCCGCGATTAAGCTAGACCCAGTCTTCAAACCCCAAAA